ACGAAATGGAAGACTGGGTTACATGCGAAACGCTAAGTGCACGAGTCACGCTTGTGCCGAAGGACTCGCGTGGGCCACGGCTGATCAGCTGTGAACCGCGAGAGTACATGTTTATACAGCAAGGATTAATGACCTTGTTGTATGACACGGTGCGTGGCTACAAAGCGATTAATGGTCAGGTCGGTTTTACCGACCAAACCAGAAACCAGGAGCTAGCCCGTAAGGGCTCGCTAAGTGGCAGGTATGCCACACTGGACCTGAAGGAGGCATCAGATAGAGTAAGACATGACCTCGTCGAATACCTATTCCCAAGCAATTGGGTTAGGGCGTTCAACGCATGTCGGTCTGCATCTACTGTCCTCCCAGATGGGCGTGAAGTCCATCTGAACAAGTTCGCACCAATGGGGTCAGCGTGTTGCTTTCCCGTATTGGAGCTTACTGTTTGGGCTCTGCTTCGTAGTCATCTACCGCATAACGCGGACGATGGCCGTAAGGCCACCGTCTTAGTGTATGGAGATGATGTCATCGTCGACAAGGCTAACGCCGTGAACGCGATGGAACAGCTCGAGGCTTATGGCCTCCACGTTAATCGTGACAAGAGCTGCATCAGTGGACTCTTTAGGGAGTCGTGTGGCATGGACGCCTTTAACGGTGTCAACGTCACTCCTGTGCGCTTGCGTACAGTCTGGTCATCAAAACCAAACCCCGCAGCATTTATGTCATTCATCGCTTACGCGAATGAACTGTACATAAAGGGATACAAGAACACCGCCAAGTATCTTGGCGAGTTACTAGAGTCGGTATATGGGGTTATCCCCTGTATACGAGACCCAGCCCAACAAGAAACTTATTACCACACGAAGAGTGTGGAGATAAGCATTGGCCAATACCTCTGGGATACAGATGACCATGGACGCCAGGTTCAGACCTGGTATTCAAGGAAATCTCGTATACCCTTTGATATAGCTATATCTAATTGGGAACAAGTAATTCGAGAGCGTGGTGTGTCAATACCACATCTCGGGTTCCTCTATCGAGACGCTACCCGGTTACCCAAACTCCGACTTAACATCTCCTTACAGAGATGGGAAGCACGAGTTAGAGTAATACGGCCCAGAACGTATCTAAATTCATCTCAAGATGGTTGGGTATCTTTACTACGTTATTTCGTAGAAAAGGTGCCTTCCTTTCAAGAGATGATGGTACGTTGTGGCGACACCCTACAGAAGATTAGAGAGGTTTATGACCTCTCGCCGTCTCCTGCGAGTGAGTACA